ACTGCTTGATAGCAACGCCAGACTGTAGCCCGGGATTGTCGCCCATATTGGCCGCGAACATACCAGCCGTCTGGCCTATGATTGCTCGCATAGACTCAGATATCCGCGCCAATCCGGGATTAACCTGACTGCCTCCCTGCTGTTGTGGCACGGCAGGTGATTCTGGGTCTATGTTGTAAAATTGGACGGGATCTGCGTTGGTGTTCAAAGTTTCGAGCTGCTTCTCATGCCCACTGGCTTGAGCCATTGTCATCCAATACTTAGCTCTTGGAGCCAGCGCACCCTCTTCGATTTCACGTGAAACGCTGTAGTTCATCACCCGCTGAGGATCGAGCAGCTTCTCAACGACTCCCCAGTAGATTGTCTTGTTCTCGAATATCTTAAAGTTGGCGTATGCCGGGACCACGGGAATGCGGCAGAAGACAGTCTCTTTCTTGTCTTCTAAGAAGTCTTTGGCATCAAAGAACCGAGAGCAAACATAGTGCTTCTTGCGGGTCCGGCGCTTTGCCTCTGTCACACCAATGGCCGCGAGATCATCTACAACCTTCTCAAAGTCCTCGTTGACCTCATGTACCTGACCGTTGGACATCATTACAAGCTCACGGTCTTCTGACTCCAAATACAGAAACTCACCAACTACAATGCACTCAGCCTTGTCGTAGTACGCCTCACCTTCGCGGTCATCATCTACGCTTTCGCCAGAGCCCTCTGGGAATCGGGCCTCGTACTCATCCTTCGCCATCGCGTGAAGCACGAAGGCATACCGACTGTCTGACTTATCTTGATTCTCTGCTGCGGGATCGAACCACACCCGATCTACAAAGTTTCCGATATGCTCAATAGCTAGGTCTTGGTCGAAACTGTTGTCATCAACGTACTTCTGGACCACGCGCCAGCCATCCATCCCGCCGATCACCATATTCCTAGCGCACTGGGCATAAGTAGTCTTGGCGTTGGACATCTGCTCGATGTTGCGGATGATGCCGTCATAGGCAATGGCAAGGTCTTTAGTTGCATCGCCTCCAGCGGGAGATACTCGGATGTCGTAGTCGGATTGCTCTATCTCAGAGGCAACCTGATCCACTATGGGATTAACCATATCGAACGTATAGCGCGGCTTAGCTTCGTTAGAGTTCCACCAGTAGGGTTCCCACTGACCATCGCGCTTGTCCAAGAACAAGTGCGCCTCTCTTACGCGCTCCCGGTTGTCCTTATCTGCTTGCTGGCATTTATCCAGCAGCTCGATAACGTCCTGATGCTCTTCGTAATCTGCCTTGTAGGCAAGATCATCCTCGGTAGCACCGCGATCCTCTAACTCTTTGCCATTGTCATATTCTGCCATTCTTCCATCCCGCAAAGTTTATAGTCACTGGTTTAACAGCGCTGGCTTTAGGGCTGTGCATCGACATCATTAAGGCATCGCCCATATTTGGTGAAGGTATTGAGTACGGCTTCTTCGCCATCTCTACCTTGCTTAGTATCTGGATTTTACCAGAGTTTGAGCGTTTTAGTGGAATTCTGCACACCTCAGAGCGTAATTGTTCAATATTGTCAATATCTGATGACAAACTAATTAACTCCTCCGGGTTTATGTATTGGCCCTTGACCACAGCGCGATACGTTGCCTCGAACCTATCTCGCAGGGTCCACCACATCTGAGCGCGTTTATTGAAGAATGTCTCTTTATTCGTCTTGGCCCTCTGGCTACCGCCCAGCGTGTACGGCATCTCTGGGTCATACGGTGACTCGGAGCCCTTGAACATATGGTACTCCATCTTCTTGCCATCCAGCGCCTGATCTACTTGCCGTTTGAGGCTTATACCAAGACCGTCACAGTCCCAGATGAAGTGGTCCGCCTGAGCTGCTACCGCCTTGTCTAGTGCCCAGTCCATACCCTCGTTGGAATCACCTGTTACCTTTTCGCACACATCAAGAATCACGTTGCCGTGGCGCAGTGCGTAGCCTTTGCTGTCACCGCCCTCATCCGATGGATCATGCGAAGCAAGAAGAGCACCCTCTGGCTTCCATCCAAGCTTGGTGTGCGCGTCTATAGCGGCATCAAACCAATCGGGCTCAATAATACTATCCTGCACCGTATCAAGGTGCTTGCCTTCCCAGATGTGCTCGTACATAGCTCTGGGCAAGTTCTGCCTATCATGCAGCCTCTCCTGCTCCAACGGTGTCTTCACGAACCACGGGTTATCCTCATAGTTCATGCGGATCACTAGGTGCATATCGTCTTCGTATATGCCGTCACGGTTGAGCTGCTTCTCAAATGGCTTAATGAATCGCTCGGAGAATGCGTCAGTGCTGGCCCGTGGGTTACCCGACAGCCATATCTGACTGCCCTGCTCCCGGAGAGTAGGAGTTAAAGCCTTGAGACTATCGAAGGATATCGTCTGCGCCTCTTCAACCCAGAAAAGGTTAAAGCCGAACATCGACTTAACGGCCTCTACGTTGCGGGCTAAGCCTCTAAACTTAAAGGCTACCTCACCGTTGAAGAGTATCTGGTTGTTCTGAACCTCAAAGTCTTCTAGCTCATAAGAGCCTATCTGAGACGCTAGGAGGCTGTGTACTGAGTCATCTATGCTGTTCTGAAACTCTCTAAAGGCTCCGATCTTCTGGCCCTTGAGAGCTTTCAGGAGGCTCAGGGAGCCAAGCCCGTAGCTCTTGCCACTTCCCCGGCCGCCGTATACAACAACAAAGCGCTGCTTGGCGGTTAGTATTGGCAGTAGTTTAGGTGCAATCTGTAGATTCATTCAATCTCTACTGACGACTTCCGAATTCGTATAGCCCGACTTTGCGCCTCGGCCTTATCCTTAGTGTTGTGGCCGCCGCCATCAATCGCTGTGCCCCTGTCGTTCTTGGCGATGGTCCCATCAGGCTCTACCAGCCTGTATCTCTTGCCTATACGCTTCACGCTAATCGGCATCTAAGTCTCCCGGGTTAACAACCTCAATGGTAACGTGGTAGTCCTTCTCAATCGGCCTTCCATCTGGTCCTGATATCTCCTGACGGCTCTTCTCGGTCCATCCCATCCTTTGTGACAGCCAGAGCTTCATGCTTGGATGATCGCCTTCCATCGCCTTGTCATATAGCTTCTCAACCATAATTATCCCGGCTCTGGTCAGTCCGCGCTTGTAACTATCAGAAACGCGCTTATCCCGCTTCATGATTTCCTTTAAAGTATTGACGCTAATACAGAAATAATCAGCGAGCTGCTGCTGGGTTAATGATGGAGCAAGCCTTTCAACCTCAGCGATCTCTTCCTCTGTGAATACCCTCTCTGGCCTAGCCATCTTGCTTCTCCGCTTGAATATCCATCATGACATCAATAGCTTTGGCTAAGAATATACGCGATTCTCTGCCTAAGTTGGGGAAGTCTTGGATAATCTTCCCAACCCATTCCACACTCCAGCTTTCTATTTTGAAGCGGTCTTTCATGTTATGGCACATGACACAGCTATCTACCATATCTTTGCCTCCTAGCCTATTGGGAACAGGGAAGTGATCTCGCTCAATACGTTGTTTTATATCGCCAGACTCAAGTGTCGCATCACAATAAAAGCATGACCTAAATTCAGCCATTTGAATTCCTTCCGCAGTAATCGGCGCCCGCGGGTATACCAACATAATCATGCCCGGTAGCTTCCCAGCGCCACCTTTCCTCGCATAACTCATCGCGTGGTACGCAGCAGGTCAGCAATAGAGCAAACAGTAATCTAGACATTTATAGCTCCCTGAAGTCATGTATCGGGATGTATACAGCGGGCTGTATGTCTTGAGGATCTCCGCGGTCCTTCCTGCCGCCCATCTTTATTACGCCCCTGCAGTGTAGCAGATCAGCGTATCCTATCTTGTCCTTCCATCGAACCACTAGAGTTACCGGGAGATTAGTTATGCTACCCAGTTGCACAGAGGCATTGTATTTATCCAATGATAACATAAAGCTATCGAAGTCATTCATGTTGTACTTTCTCGTCTTAACCTCTATCCAAGCCACAATCTTACCGTTGCGCTCCGCAGCGTAGTCTACGCGATACTTGATAGGCAGCTTGTTTAGCTTAGTATTCCACGCAGCAGATATCTTTTGTGCCACTTCATCCTCATTCTTGAGGCTCTCTGGTGTTTCGTACATTGGACGATTCATGTAGGTCAGGCTCCGCTTACAGGTTTTTTTGCTCTCTGATCTCATTTCTTTTTCTTGCCAATTTGTATCTGCTGAATTCCTTTGCCCGGATCACATCACCCCTTGCCCTAGCGCTTTCGTAGATCAGGCAGTACATTTGGTCCTCGTCCTTTGTCTTCTTCAGCATCCAGTCCGGGTCATGCGGCAACTCATCGCTGAACAGGACTCTTGGCCTCAAACCTAGCTCCTGCACTACATCGAGCCCGCTTACGCCGCAGGCGAAGCAATGAATGAGCACCTTGCCGTCCTTCTCTGTTAAGCTAAGACTAGGATCTTTATCCTCGCCGTGGATCGGGCAGCTCGCCCTGTAGCTAGAGCCGTGCTGCCTTACTCGGTTTAAGTGCGGGAGTATCTCAGCAAGCACGGGCGGGTCTCTTCGCTGAGCGAATGTTGGCGTAAGTGATAAAGCTCATTACATCCTTCGACTTGCAGACCTCTGGTGTCCGATCTAACCCAACGGGCCAAACCCCAAACTTCTCACGATATTTATGGGATGCCCAGCCGGGATTGAAGCCCTTGCGATGGCAGTAGTCCATCAGCTCCGACATCCAGCGCTGCTTCATCTGCTTCAGGGTCTCACCATCGGCTAGTACCAGCTTAGTGCCATCGTCTTTCAACATCTGCGTATCTGCGGGAAGTATGTATCCGCAATCACACCTGCGGCCCTGAAACGCTGCAGTGCACTGTGGACAGGTATGAGTAATCGGTTCCTTTTCTTCTTTCTTGACCTGCTCGGTCTCTTTGAATCGCTTCTCGCCGTCATCAAGAGACTCAGGCACTATATCTTCCGCAAAGCCGTGGAGGCTCACGTTGCCCGCATGATCGAGGTAGGTAGCCTTCTCCTTGCCCGACGCGGTCCTGAGTATACGCCCAGCCCGCTGCTGGTAGGCTATTATGGACTTACAAGGGAAGCAGTCTATTAAGATTTCACACCCCGGATCATCCCAGCCAACACCTAGCAGCCGAGAGCACGAGAGAACCTTATAATCGCCACGCTCAAAGTCACGGTAGAGCATGTCACGCTCTTCCTGCGGCGTGTAGCCATCTATATGCGCGGCTGGTATCCCTGCAGAGTTGAATTGCTCAACAAGGTTCTTGCTGTAGGCGATGTTTGGTGCGAATGCCACAGCCCTGCGCGTTAAGCCGTTACTATGGTCGCGGTAATTATCAACAATACTCCCGGTAAGCTCGATGTCATCAGACATCCGATTACCCAGCTCTTCCGGATCATAATCACTTCCACCAGTTGTCAGCGCCTTGGTTTTGATACCCTTCGTATCTACACTCTTGCCGACATAATATTCACACTTGGAAAGCCAGCCTTGCTCTTGCAGCTGCCGAGTAGTGATAGGCACAACAACATCGTTGAATATCTTGCCTAGTCCTTTACTGAACGGTGTAGCCGTCAACCCTACAACGGGCACCGCATTCCATTGCTCTAGCTTTTCAACAAGAGACTTGTACATGACATGCGCCTCATCGACAATAATTAGATCAGCGTGGGGCCAATCCTTACGCTTAACCAAAGTCTGCACTGAGGCAATTTGGATAGGTGCCCGATAGCCATCTGATAGGTGATGCTGCGCTTGGATCACGCCAAATTCTAAACCGTGCTCTGCGTAAGCCTCAATCGACTGCTCGACCAGCTTTATCCGGTCACAGACAAACAATACCCTTTTACCCTTCTCAACCGCTGACTTCGCAATCGCAGCTGCTGTTATCGTCTTCCCAAAGCCGCAGGGAGCCGCCAGTATTACCCGGCGATTACCCTGAGACATTGATTCCCGAACCATCTGTATTGCTTGAATCTGATGCTCTCTTAAATCCATATCAACACCATTAACATGAAAGAAAGCATTATTGTGTGGGCGCCCATCAGTGCCCAAAATTCTATGTTTTTATTGTGCCTCATCGTACCCCCGGACAATTCTTGTGATTTTATTTGGACTTTTGTCCGTGACTTAAACCGACCAGCCTGCTAGCACGATTAGCATCATCAGGGTGACAATCGCGCAGCTTCCGACAAATGCAGTGAATTCTTTCATGCGTGCGCCCTCATTGGTACGCAGACTCGATCCCACTCGCCCCACGCATCTGACTCGTATCCATCAATGTAACCTTTCGCGTGTTCTCTGAGCAGGTGATTGCTGCGCTTGCGGTACTTTTTCTCTAATAATTCGATCTCTTCACCCTTTGCCCAAAGCATCCGTACAGCTATATCAGCTAACTGATCATCGCCATCATGAGCGTCATTAACAATTACACTCGCAGATTCGTCCTCAACGAGCGCCTCAATAACAAGATTTAGCACTCGCTCTGTAGGGTCCCACTCGCCAAACCGGATGCAAGAATCAAGGTTATCCATCACAATGTTATATATGCTCTTCATGCCTCATCCTCCTGCAGCATTTGATCAATTTGTTGGCGAAGATCTATCAGTGCGTTACTGACCATCAGTTTTTTGGTTTGATCATCGTCACCGTAGCCGCCAAAGAATGTATTTACCTCTATTGATCCATCGTCTGATTCTAAAGAAAACTCTATCCAGTTATCGCTTCGCTCCAAGTTAATATTAATAGTTCGATGCAGGTTTAAATTTGTCATTTTATTCTCCGATTGAGTTATGTTTCTACCTACAAACCCGCAGTTAAGCGGGTCTGGTGCTGGTTGCTGGCAGATCATGCTGCCTCGTTGACGATCCTTTTTAACTTCTTCTCGCACTTCTTGCATACTGTTTCAG